AGACCGTAGGTGGATTTTCAAATAATATCATATTCATTTTTATTCTTTATTGAAGTAAAATCGTTCTATCAAATCTCTGTTCATCAATCAATTTAGGAACACCCGAAGTTAAATCCCAAAGCCGGTATTCCTCAAACATTCGAGTTTCCGGATTTATCTTTAGTGTCAATTTCCCAATACTTATAGTTGTTTCCTTTTTAGGGAAAAATACATCAGCGCCTCGGATAGTAAGCCCCCAACAGGTTATAGCTTTTGTTTTCGGTTCAAACATTTTATCTCCTTTCTTATTTATATTATCTTTATTATTACTTTTGCAGAAAAAATATCATGAAAAACATTAATTTTATATCAACTATTCTCGGGCTTGTATTTCCTGTCATTGGAATCTTATTAACTGTTTTATATAAAAGTGATAATAGGATAACGGTACTTTTTTTTATTTTATTTTTACTTTACGAAATACCTATACTGATTAAAAGATTTCTATTCTATAAGAAAGAGAGAGTAAACCCCAATTTGAAAAATCTTATTAGAACTGAGTATTCAATGAGTATTTTTTCTTTTTGGGTTTATTCGATTTTAGGATTACTAATTGTCGCCTTTGCAATTATCTATCTATTGCATGTTTCTCTTGAAATACACTACCCTGGCTTTATACAAAGGATGGTTAATTCGTTAGAAAATTATTAATAATATTCAACTTGTACGGATTTGAGGGTTAATACTTCTTTCCGTGCATCTTTTCACGGAGTTCGTTATACTTCATTTTCTGCTCGATGTGCCAAAGCAGGTCTATATCTAAGTGCTTGACAAGCCCGAAGATTGATAGTATCATATCATTCACGGCTGTAGGAAAATCAAATATTCCGTCATATCTAACAGGAAGTGTAGAGATGGAATAGATTGATTCGGTGAAAGTTTCGTCTTTACAGGCTTCTGCCATATCTTCAATACAGTCATCAATATCTCCGTTGGCAAGTTCAAGGTTTATTCCTCGAAGTCCTGCAAGATCAAGCAAGCGGATAACAGCATCAGCTAATTCTTCTTCGATTGAACCTTTAATGGTTTCGTTATATGCAACTTCGTAACCGCGCTCTTTGGGAATATCTGGGTCTAACCCTTGACAAATGCGACTGTTAGCAATCTTCTTATTATACCAATCAACATTGGCTCGTTTACCTTTTCTATCAGCTTCCACAGCTTCCATGAGTTCGGATATTATAAAGCAAAGAAGATGTTCATTACTCAACTCCTGATTGTGAAACCCATGTTCGCAAGCGATTTTATATGCTTTATCCCGTAATTCGTTTAAATTCATTTTATTCATATCTATTCTGTTTTATACTATTAATATTATCCTTTTTTCTATACGAAGTAAGTTGTGATTTGTGTCAGGGGCAAGCCATACAAGATACCATTCCCCTTTTATAAATCCTTTCCACATTTTACCTTCGTATCTTCCTGTAGGTATTGAAGTCGAATATTCTTTCAACCCCTTAAACGTTTGTTCGCTCATAAGTGCATGGGTATCGTCCAATTCAATAAATCTTCTGTGAGGTTGTTGCCAATGTTTCCCTAATGGATCAGTAATTGGCGGTATTATCTGTTCTCCGTTCATTTCTTGACCACTTAAAATTACCAAACCCTGATGTCATAGTCTCTAAAATAATATTCCAGTTCTTTTATCCCTTCCAAACTGTGCAGTCCACCCTCGCCAACTACTTCAATATCAACAGATATTTCATAGTCTGTTTTAATATTTACCTTAGAACTATTGAAAGTTTTTTTCACGCATTCTAAAATGCTTGAAGAATCTGTACCATTTTTTACTATATTGAGTACCATTGTTTTTTGAATTTTAATTATGCAACATCATCTAACGGTCCACTATAAACTCTTCCATCCATATAATACAACCTGTCATCATACTGGTTGTTATGTAATTCCTCCCGGATTGCATTTTCATCATTGGCCCAATACTCATATTCTTCATGCCAGCATTTGAAAAAACTGTCGTAGCATTGTTCTATTAAGTCTGTGAGCGAAAAGTTGTCCGGATAACTGCACCAAGTTTTATAATATTTAATGATAGGTTCAAGCAAGTAATAATCGTAACACATACCAGTTAGTGGACAATCCTCTAAAGATTTAATAACCCTACTTCGTCTATGCTTA